GTTTAGCACCATATGACGAAGAAGATTTTCGTCTATTTCTGCATTATGGTGGTTGCCGATCTGCGCCATAAGGTTTGAGATCATAACCTGACTTAGGTCCAATATAATCATTTTTTCTCACTTTCAATCTCATCATTATATAGAAACAATAAGAAATGTCAACCCCTAATCTTCATCTTCATTGAGTGCAGAAATAGAAGAAGGATCAAACGTAAACTCACTTTTTCCAGCTTCCATTTCGTCAAGATCAATAGCGGCATCAACTAATTTTTGAACAAAATGATCAATCTTTTGTGTTCGATATAGCATTGAAGTGATGGCTTCCGCGACCATGATTGAATCGCGGATACCCTCATCATCTTCTAGAACTGCATAACCTGCCATTTGACATTTAGCCAATAGCACACCCATAAGATCATCAACAATCATTTCGCAATAATATGCCTTGGCATTTTCTGCCTTTTCTACGGCTTCTTCTATACTAGAAACCTGTGCTGCATCAATGTTATCTCGTGTTGGAAATCTGATAACATTTGTTGGTTCTGTCATTTTTCTACTCGCAATAGGATTACGTCTGATGTGATACGACCAGACAATTGAACTTCAGCAGCCTTCGACATATTTAGGTCTTTCACTATCTTCTTTAGTTGAGGCTTTGTAGCCTTTAGAATAGACGGACAAAGTTCTTCTGGTTTCCTGTAACGCTTTCGTATAGACAACGTTTCGTCATAGCCAAGAATGGTTGTACCCTTTACGCTTAGACCACCTTCACTGATATAAGCAGTGAATAGATTATACTTAGGATTAAAGGTCCATAGTTGCTTTGCTCCAACGATTTGTGCTGGATCAATAGAAGCAATCTTATATTCTGCATTTTCTTTAGCGTAACTTAGCTTTGAAACTACTTGAACGGAAGACTTGGCTTTTGGCTTACGGGGAGTACGGGTTGCCTTGATGACATAAGACATAGATTCTGCTGCCTTGATGATCTTGGTCAGAAACTCGATAAACCTTGTTTGTTGCGCTCGATTAATATGAGCATAACCTTCCTTTTCTTTCTTGGCATAAACCAACTCATCAATGACTGGCTTATAATAAGAAATGATCTTATTGGTTTGTGCAGCCTTAAGATCATGAGTCTTCATAAAGGAAAAAGGATCAAACTCACTATTATAATCATTGGTTGTAAAAGTATCAACCTCTGCTTCTAGTTCAGCGATAGCATTGTCTGTTTTTTCACGGATACGATCCTGAACAGAAACCACAGACTTAGTTGTAGTTGCTTCTGGAACCTTTACTCGTGCAGCCAAACTAGAAATTAGTTTTTCGTGAATACGATCAAGACTTCTTTGTTCAATTTCCGTACCATTATTAACAATACGACACATTGACATCGTAGTCATACCAATCTTCTTAAAATCAACACGACGAATATCATTCACCTGTTGCTTCGTGTAGATCGGATTTGCCTTCATATAAACCATGACCCAATCGATACCATCATTCAATTCGTACATATAATTGTACCAATTAAGGGCAAAGATCATTTCGCTTTGGCTGTAACCGTGCTTTACAATAGGTTCTGGACCCATGTACTTATCGCTAGCCAATTTGGATGCAAGCGATCCCATACGGATTGGCTTTTTATTTTTTGTACTCTTAATCATGATAAACCCTTATTGAGTTAAAACGGTGTTAGCCCAATCCATCCAATCAAGTTGTTCTGGATTTAAATTTTCTCCAGATCGCTTTCGACTTAGAAGATCACAGTATGTTTCTTCTACCTTATCGTTGCCGTCCCTCACAGGATCAGGAAACTTAAAAATTACAAACTCCATTTAGACCTCCTCATTCTATCCCTTAGTATATAGGAAGAAAAGGAGAAAGTCAATAGGTAAAATGCAGTTTAGCAAATTATAATGTTAGGGTCTTAGTTTTTCTGACCCTTACCATGATCCAAGAATTGTACCACTTGTCGCTTAATAGAACATCGTGGTCAAACTGCATCTTTGCTTCATAGTATGATAGTTCTGTTTTAGAGAAACACAGCCTAATGATTTCTCGTGTGAAGTTTTCTTTACCTAACTTAACAACATCTGCCGTTAGTTCATCACTCGAACCATAATAATCTAGCCAATCAGAATCAATCTGTGACTTTATTTTCTTTTTCTTTTTGATACCATTTTTTTGGGTTATGACTTTGTATTTTGTCTTACTAAACTTAGACAGCTTTTTTCCAATATATTTTCTATCGGTTAGGTTGTTTGTTATAATATAGACAAACCCTACAGTTGTTTCGGGCAACTGTAGGGTCTCTTCACCGTTGTATAACCACATGCAGTACCTCCATAAAAGAAGTACTTAGTCTTCCAAATCTTCTCTTGAAAGGAAGTCTTCAGAGTACATATATGTGTTTTCTAGAATGGAACCGCAGAAGCAACAATACTCAATTGGAGCATTTGCTTCTGAGTTTGCGGGAACAATTTCAAATTCTGCATCACACATATTACAAGTAACTTCTGTAGAGTGCATTTGTTATCCTTTTAACTTTTTTAATTCGGTTATAAACTCATATCACTAAAGGTTGTAGTGTCTACGTCTTTCTTCAGTCCCCCAATAATATATTGGGAAATTTCAACTTCTTGTGGCGCTGTTTGAACTTCACTGCCACCGATCCACTTCTGTGTCCAAGGGAGGGGATTTGACTTTACACCTTTAACAGATGGAGTCAAACCAATAGCAAGCATTCTCTTGTTCGCAATCCAATCAACGTAATCGCATAGAAGCTCTTCGTTAAGACCAATCATAGAACCACCTTGGAACAAGTATTTAGCCCAATCCTTTTCTTGTTGAATGACCATATTGAACATTTGTCCAACTTCTTCAGCACATTCTTCTTTGATTTTTACAAAATCAGGATCATCCTTTGGAAGCAACTTAAGCATCTGTTGGGTAGAAGCTAGGTGGACATTCTCATCACGAGCAATGAACTTGATGATCTTGGCGTTGCCTTCCATTTGCTTTAGTTCAGCAAAAGCCCAAGAACACGCGAAGGAGACATAGAAACGAATACCTTCTAGAGCATTAACAGCATTGAGGCAGAGCCAGAGAGCTTTCTTGTGGTTGTATTCATTTTCAATTCTATTTGAACCACTATAAGGCGTATCTGCTCTCCAATCAGATTTCCAACCATTTATATCAATCAGATCATCGTAGTATTTGCTGATGTCACTGGCGCAGTCTGCAATTTCCTTAACGTCCAACATCTCGTCAAATACTTTAGATGGATCAGAATATACATTACGAATAATATGAGTATAAGACCGAGAGTGAATAGTTTCAAAGAATGACCATGTAATCAACCAGTTTTCAATTTCTGGTAGTGAACAAATAGGAAGAAATGCCTCTACAGGTGCTCTACCTTGAACGGAATCCAAAAGGATTTGACGCTTTAGGTTAGAAGTAAAGATATGCTTCTGTGCATCACTAAGGGTCTTGAAATCCTTAATGTCCTTTGAACAATCGACTTCCTGTGGTCGCCAGAAGAACCCCTGTTGCTGCTCAGTCAATTTTTCAAATTGGGGATACTTCTGTTTATCATAACGAGCAATATTTACCTTCGGACCAAAAAACATGGTGCTCTTAGTAAAGTCTTGATTATGTAGTTCAAATACTGACATTTTGTTCCTTAAATATTACAGGCGTCACAAATTTCATCATCAAGATCGCCAATGGCTAATGGTGCATCTTCTGATTCGTCTGAAGAGTTATCGTTCGTGTTAAAGTAGTAAAGTGTCTTGCCGCCCCACTTATAATGTAGAACAAGATGGCGAAGCAAGTCACTCATAGGAATTTCTTCGTTTTCATAGAACCTTGGATTATAAGAAGTATTAACCGAAATAGCTTGGTCAATAAACTTCTGTAAAACGGCAGCAATCTTTAGATAACCTTCTGGAGACTTTTGATCCCATAAGAGTTCATACTTATTCTTTAGCTTCTGGATACCAGGAACAACTTGCCTTAGTACACCATCCTTAGATTGCTTCACTGATACCAATGCCCTAGGTGGTTCAATACCATTAGTAGCATTAGAAATCTGAGAAGAAGTTTCACTAGGCATTAGAGCCATCAGAGTTGAATTGCGAATACTAAACAAATCAGCCCTGTTCCTTAATGCTTGCCAATCCATATTATAAACTGGTTCTGCTAGCTCGTCAACTTCTTTCTTGTACGTGTCAATAGGGAAAATGTGAGCATCGTATTTAGTTTCATTTGATTTTGAACATGCGCCAAACTCTTGAGCAAGATCAACAGATGCCTTGATCAAATAGTAAGACCATGCTTCTGCATATTCATGAACTAGATCAAGATTTGGATTAGAATAGTTACTGTTATTCTTAGCTAACCAATAAGCAAAGTTAATGATGCCAATACCAAGAGGACGACGAGCCATAGTGCTCTTCTGAGCAGCCACGACAGGATAAGACTGATAATCTAGCAAAGCATCCAAGGCACGGACAGCAAGTGTACATGGCTTTTCAAAGTCGCTTGGCTTCTTAATCTTGCCCCAGTTAATAGCCGCAAGAGTACATAGGCTAATCTCGCCTTCTTCATCACGAATATTATCAATTGGCTTAGTTGGAAGAGTAATTTCCTGACACAAGTTTGACATATAGATTGGTGCTTCTGTCTTGACGAAAGAACTATGATCATTGACATGATCGACATTCATCAAGTAGAGACGACCAGTTTCCTTGCGCTCTTGCATGAAAGCAGAGAAAAGTTCAGAAGCAGGAATTACTTTCTTTCGTAGCTTCGGGTTCTTTTCGGCTGCTTCGTACAAAGTTCTAAACTTATCGACATCAGTGAAGAACGAATTATACATATCAGGTACATCGTGAGGAGAGAAAAGAGTAATATTGCCATTTGTCAGAAGCCTTTCGTACATTACCTTGTTAAGTTGAATACTATAATCTAGGTGACGCACACGGTTATCTTCTGTCCCCTTGTTGTTCTTTAGAACAATAATGTCTTCAATTTCAAGATGCCAGAGAGGCACATGGAGAGTAGCTGCACCACCTCTGATGCCGCCCTGCGAACAAGACTTAACAGCAGACTGAAACAACCTGTAGTAAGGAATAACGCCAGTAGTGCTAGTAGCACCGTTACGAACAGGAGAATTGACAGCACGAATACGACCAGCGCCGATACCGATCCCGGCACGTTGTGAAACGTATTTTGCGATTGCTGACGTTGTTGCGTTAATAGAATCCAAAGAGTCTTCAGTCTCGATGAGCACACAAGAACTAAATTGGCGGTCAGGTGTCCGCACACCTGCCATAATAGGAGTGGGGAGACTAATATCAAACGTAGAAATGGCATCATAAAGTTCCTTTACCCACTTAATGCGGTCTGTTGTGTAATTTTGGAAAAGGGTCATGGCAATCAACATGAAAGCCATCTGTGGCGTTTCAAAGATTTGTCCAGTAACCCTGCTTTTTACTAGATACTTGCCACGGAATTGTTCCATAGCAGCATAAGTCAATAGGTTGTCACGATTGTGATCTATATAATCATCAAGTTCATCAAACTCTTCGACAGAATACATATCACCCATATCACGATCATAATAGCTCTGATCGCGCACTTTAATATAATGCTTCAATAGAGGTTCAGGCTCATATGTGCCATAAACTTGCTTACGGAGATGGTAGTTGATAAGACGACCAGCAACATATTGATAATTTGGCGCTTCTTCGCTGATTAGATCAGCAGCAGCCTTGATCAAAGTCTCCTGAATATCAGAAGTCTTCATTCCATTATAGAATTGAATCTTAGTTTGAAGTTCAATTTCAGATGCAGATACAACAGAAAGATCGGCACAAGACCAAGCAACGACACGATGAATCTTGTCGATATCCAATGGCTCTTTATGCCCATCTCGCTTAACAACATTAATGCTCATTCAGTTTACTTCTTTCTACTTTTGTATAGTCTAGCTTTACCTTTTTTAGGAAATCTAAACCATCATTTGATCTATAGTCGTTAATATAATACACTTTTGAAATTCCTGCAAGATAAATCAACCTAGCACAATGGATACATGGAGAATGTGTCACAAAAAGCACAGAACCATCTGAGGAGTCATTAGATTTAGCCATCTTCAAAATGGCGTTTTCTTCGGCGTGAATTACATCATCTGTTGTTCTACCATCTTCATTTTCGCATTTGTTGTCAGACCCAGATGGAGTGCCATTATAGCCAATGGATTGTATTCTTCCATCCTTAACTAAAATAGCACCCACCTGAAGTCTTTTTGCATAAGACAACTTTGCGGTTTCTTCTGCGATATTTGCAAAAAAATCTACAAACTTATCTTTCACATTACACACCATGACCAGTGTTTGGGTCACTATCTGGAAACGGAGGATAAATGATCTTTGGCTTAAAGGTAGCTATCTCGTGTTGCCTTTTAATATAATCTTTGCATTGATAATATGTCCATTTAGGTGTGGGGCGATCATAATAATCAATAATAGAATCGTACCAGAACCCTAAAAATCCTTTATGCTCTACCTTCCACGATCCATCTAGTTTTTCTTTAATTCTATACTTCTTCATCGTCAATCA